GCCCCCGAGCAGCGACTGGATGTTCTGCGCGGTGATCAGGTAGAGCACGCCGAAGACCAGCGCCACGTCAGTATGGACGTCGAACCCGCGCTCCCCGGTGGCGCCGCCGTTCCCCACCCCGTACTCGCCGGGCAGGTGCATCGTCGCGTCGATCGCCAGCGTCGCGGGGGCCGTCGCGTTGCCCCCCGGCACCGAGAACAGGTAATTGCTCGGGTTGAGCGCGTCACCGGCGCCGCCGGGGCTGACGTGCAGAGGCTCCTCGTTGAAGACGACCCGCGCGACGTGGCTGGCGACGGCCAGGGCCCGCACCACCGTGATCGGGCCGCCGGCGCCCATGCGGCCGGCGCCGAATGAGCTCCGACCGAATCCGCGCGGTTGGGTGGCCACGGGGACCAGCCTACAGGCGCCAGGCGGTCGGACTCAATCCCCCGCCAGAACGGTGCCCGAGCCCTCGGCGATCTCGGAGATCCCGGTCTCGTCCTGGTTCAGCGGCACCGGTTTAGGCGGCGGGCCGCCGCTGCCGGCTATCACCAGGCCCGCCGCGACCGCCGAGGCGATGATATTTGTGATGTCCGTCGAGCTCAGCGTCCGCTTGGTCTTGTCGCCGACGCGCGCCACCCCCCTAGATCCGCCGTTGAACGTGGTGTTCTGCCCGCCGCCGGCGCTGATCGCCACCGAGCCGTCCGGGTTGAGGAGCATCTGCGCGCCGCCGTCGGTCCGCACGTCGACCGGGACGCCCTTGGCCATGATGAGGAGGCGGTCGTTCTTGAAGATCGGCAGGCCGTCGTCCCCGACGGGAACCACGCTGCCATCCGGGGCCGAGGTTACCGAGACGATCTTCCCGACCATCGACGGGTCCCCGTCCGGGATATCCACCACCACCTGGTCGCCGACCTTGATCGGCCCGCAGATGAAGAACCCGGCGGCTGCCTGCCCGTAGCGGCAGGTCATCGGGTAGCCACTCGGCTCGAGCACGACGTCGACGTCGATGCCGCCCGGCGTGATCACGATGGCGCTCGGGTTCGTGAGGTCGATGTTGCCGCTCTCGTCGACCGCCGCGACGGTCGCGTAGCTGACCCAATGGCGGAGATCAGCGCCCTGGTGCGCGAGCGCGCGCCCGATCCGCCGCGCGTCCCAACTCCTCCGGATCGCCGTCCCCGCGCGCCGCCGCGCCATCAGAGCCCGCCCGACTTCTGGTTCAGGATGGCGCTGAGGTTGTCCGCCACCGCCGCGCTGCTCGGATCCGGGACCGAGGTCGTCTTCGCCGCCTTCAGCTGGTCGTTGAGGTCCCGGTCCTGCTTCGAGAGATTCTGCGGCAGGTTGCGCGCCTCCTGGAACGTCGCGAGCTCGATGGACGCCGACCAGCCGTCGTCCGCGTTCCAGCGGTGCTCGACCGCTCGGCAGTAGAACCAGTCGGTCAGCTTCGTGCTCTGGAACGCGGTCTCCAGCTTGGCCAGCGCCTGATCGATCCGAGACTTCGACGATGCGCTGCTGCCGTCCACGCCGGTCGCCGACTGGCGCGAACTGCTGCCAGCGAAGCGGGGACTGTCGGCGGACTCGAGCAGGGCGCGCCGCAGGAAGGCCGGGTTGTAGCGGCGGGCCATGAGCTCCGAGAGCCCGTTCACCACCTGGTTGTCGCTCGCCGGGTCGGCGACACCGACCATCACCCGGCAGGGCGTGCCGGGGCGGAGGCGAAGGACGTCAGGGTTCGGCTTGCCGCTGCCGGGGTCGTAGTAGCTGGCGAGGTCGGTGGTCTCGATCGTCACCACCGACTCGTGCCGGCCGATCGTGTGGTAGAGCGCGACCGCGATCTGCTGCAGCTGCTCCTGCGAGCGACACTCCTTGATGAGCCGGACCACCTCCTCCTCGATCGGGGCGTGGCCCTTGCCGACCTGGCCCCCGGCGCCCGTCTGGCCCGATCCCCTGGCGGAGACGGTCGTCCCGCGCGTGGTGGTCGGGAACACGGCGGTCAGCGTGCGCTTCCCGGCCGGCGCATCTGGGTTGTGGCCGATGCACCGCACGCGCGGCGCCTTCACCCGGCCGTACTTCCTCGCCGTCTTCATGCTGGTGATGTTCGACCCCCAGACGAAGAACCGGCACTGGCTGAAGACCCGCGTCGTCCCGCCCACGGTGATTGTTCGGTTGAAGCCATCCGGTGGGCCGCCGGGGATGGAGATCCCGTCCTGGGGCGTCTCCATGATGTTCTGGGGCGGCATGAGGAGGATGTTGTTCGCACCGATCGGCTGGGTGCTGCCGTCGGTATCGGTGACCACGATCGACGGGTCATAGACCGGGATCACGCCGGCCAGCCAGCAGGCGCGGGTGACGATGTCCCAGACGCTCACCTCGGTCACCTGCTGGGCCGGCGAGGAGAAGCCGACGCCGGCGGGCGTGCCGCCACCTGGATCCTGCCCGGGCAGCGTCCCGGCGGGCGGGGCGCCCTGCACCATCCCGCCCGCAGCGGCGCGGCTCTGCGCGCTCTGCAGGCTCTTCTTGAACAGCTTGGCGTCGAGGAACGGCACCTGGCTCGCGTCGACGTTTGGGAACATCCGGACGCCGATCGGGTTGCCGTAGGTGCCGTTGAACTCGGGAATCGTCGAGATCAGCTTCTGGACGTAGGAGGTGATCGGCTCCCCCCCCTTGGCGATCCGACGCGCCTTGCTGAAGGGGTTGATCTTGAGCGCCATGAGCCGCTGCTCGAGAGAGAGCGCGCTGACGTGGACAGAGAGCCGTCCCTCGTCGGTGTCCATCTGCTCGTCGTCGGCGTAGCCGCGGAAGACGGGCGGCGTCTGAAAGAGCTTCGGGATCCAGCGCACCGGATCGGCGAAGTCGTTCACCCCCACCTCGTCGCAGAAGACCTCCACGAAGAGCGAGCGCACGAGGTCGGGTGGCAGCGGCAGATTGAAGAGAGGGACCTCGAATTCCAGCTTGTCGGCCTGGTTGAAGCCGTTCAGCGAGAGCGTCAGGTCGGTCGGCACCACCCGCAGCTCGATCGAGAAGTCGTCCCCGCCCGCCCCTAACGGCGCCGCGGCCTGCACGCCGGCGGTCTTCCCCGACTGCATCTTGGCGACCTTCTTCTGCGCCTGCTCGACCTGGGCGTCGAGGTGAACATCGAGGTCGCCCGACGCGCGCCGCACCGCCTGCAGCGCCTGCATTTGCTGGAGGTTCTGGACGGCCCTGGCGTGCGGGTCCTTGGCTGGAGCACTCTCCACCTGGGCGAACTGGCCGTCGTCGTTGGTGAAGTCCTCGAGCCGGATCGTCAGCTTGAGCGCGTAGGCGGGGCGGTAGATCTTCTCCGCGCCGCCGCTCGCCGGCACGCCGCTGTCGCCGGGGACGCCGGTCGGCGTCGCCGGGATGACCGGAGACGCCACGTCAGCACGCCTCTGTGAGGTTGCTGGAGGTCCCCGACTGCGGGCGCGGGATGATGAGCGGCCGGTTCGGCTGGTCGCTCGGCCCAGTCGGCGCCGCCGGGACCGCGGAGCCGTCGATGTCGTTGGCATCGGCGATCAGCCACCAGAGATCGGGCGTCCCGTAATACTGCGCCGCCAGGTCGCGGAGGTCGGTTCCGGCCGCCGGCCGCACCTGGGCCATCACGTCGGGCTGGACGTTCACCGAGATCCCGGTCCCCGCGTCGTAGCAGGTCTCCGATGCCTGATCGCACTGGGCGAGCACGTCGAAGAACGAGTCCTTGATCCGGATGATGTCGAGCGCGCTGTCGACGACCTCCAGCGCCACCAGATTGATCGAGAGGATCGTCGAGGTCATGAGCGCCAGCGCGTCCATCGTGCTCTTGCAGGCCCCCGTGAGCTGCAGGGCGGCGGACGCCGGGATCACCACGGCGCTGACGATGAGGCCGGAGGCCGTCTGGATCGCGTCGCTGGCGGTGTCGACCGCCTCGAACGCCCGGCTCATCGCGTCCAGCGCCGACTGCGGCAGCCCGATCTTGCTGACCTGCGGCCCCTGCTGGACGGCGGTCCACATGGCCGTGGCCTCGTCCGCGTCGTTGAGGACGTCGGCGAATCCGGCGCGCGGGTTGAGCTGCGCGGTGGCCGAGATCGGGTTGGTGGACTGGCCGCCATTCGACCGCCACTCGAACTCCATCTCCCACGGGACGTCCTGGGGCCGGATAGGAGACGGCTTGAACCGCACCAGCATCCCCACGCGGACGATCGGGTCGGTCGTCAGCGCTGGCGAACTGACCGTGCCGGCAAGGCCGTGCCCCCAGGAGACCTCCACCGAGAGACCGCGGACGACGATGCTCTCGAACAGCGCGCGCAGCGACATGGCGGCGCCGTCGCCGAGGAACCGGTCGTTCCACTCACCGGCGATCGTCAGGTTCGGCCAGACCGGGCCGATCGCCTGCTGCGTCCCGACCGGGTTCCCGGGCGGCGTCTTGAGGCTCGTTCGCTGCTTCACCTCCCAGGAGACGTTCGCCTGCAGCGGTCCCGCGCGGCCGCTCAGCACCACCACGCCCGGCGGCTGGTTCGGCTGCAAGGTGGCGACCGAGAGGTCCCCCTCGATCACCTTGATCTGGAAGGGCAACGCCTGTGAGGCGAAGGTGTCAGCGGCAGCGGTCGACATCAGTGGCTCTCGTGCTCGGCTTCACGCGACTGCATCGGGGTCGATGCTAGACCCTCGAGGTCGCTCTTGAAACGGAGGAAGACCCGGTCGGGATCGGCGTCCTCGAACTTCTGCTGGATATGGATCCCTCCGTTGAAGTTCTGGACCGGCGACCTGGCGAACTTCCGGCTCGTGTCCGAGTCGGTGACCGCCTTCGCCGCCGGCGCGAGCAGCGTCTTCACCAGGTCGCCGATCTGGCTGCCGATCGCGGTGGCGAACTGGCTACCCGACATCGAGCTCACCGGCAGGTAGGGGTTGCGGATCCCCAGCTTGGTCGCCAGCGACTCCCGCTGTCCGGCGTCGAGTCGAGCGACCGCCGCGCCGACCGCGCCCTGATTCAGGCCGCCCGCACCGGCGAGGCCGTACTTCTTGAGTTCCTCGACCGCCTTCTGGGCGAACTTGGTGGTGGCCGGGTCGGTGTAGCCGCTCGCCTTCTGGATCTGGGCGGCCTTGAGCAGGGTCTCGATCGATCCCGTGCCGAAGCCCGCCTTCTCGTCGAGTGCGCGCTCCTTTTCCACGTGGGCCTCGACCGCGCCGATCGCGGCGTCGAGTCCAACCTTGAACGCCGCCAGGGCGCCGACCACCGGCAGAATCGAGTTGGCCAGGGTCCCCAGCGGCCCGGCGATCCCGCCCGCCAGGCCACCGGCGAGGCCGCCGCGCCCGCCCATCGCCGCCGCGCCTTCTGCCATGCTCTTGAGGGTGTCCCCGGCCTTGAGGGTGGCGAAGACCGCGCCGATCGAGATCCAATGCTCCCTGATGAACCGGCTGGCCGTCTCGACTGCATGGAACCCAGACACCAGCTTGCCAGAGATGTCCTCGATGAGCGGCTTGCCATTGTCTCGCGCCTCCTTGAGGTGCTTGGCCCAGTCCCCGAGGCTCCGGGCCACTTCGGCGAACAGCGGCGCCGTCGCCCCGCGGAAGACGCTGTCGACGGTCTGGCGCGCTCTGGCGATCGAACCGTCGATCCCGTTGTTCATCTCCTCGGCCACCTGCATCGACCCGCGGAGCGCCTTCTCGAGGTGCTGGAGCCTGGCGGCCTGGGAGAGGTGCTGGAGGTTGCCGGCGGCGCGGCGGAGGGCGATCGAGAATGGATCGATCCCCTTGACGCGCCCGGTCTGCAGCGCTTGCGCGACCCGCATCGCCGCCTCTTCGCCGCCCGCCCCGTACGCTTTGCCGGTGGCGATCGCGCCCTGGGTCAGCTCCATCACCTGCTTCTGCGAGAGCCCCAGCGCGCCAGCCGCTGCCGCCGTAGTGCGGTAGGCCGCCTGCTCCTCGTCCAGCGTCGCGCCCAGCCGCGCCGAGTTCTCCTCCAGCTGGTCCGTGATGTCGCGCGAGATGGTCAGGGACCGCCGGTACCGGTCGATCTCGCTGGCCCCCTTCTCGAACTTGAGCGAGCCCGCCAGGACGCCGGCGATCGCCTTCTGCGTGTGCCCGAACTCGGCGTTGACCTCCCTGGCGTGCTCGACCCAGCTCCCGATCCCAACGCCGAGCCCGAGCGCGCCGAGCGTCGAGAGCCCGGTCTCCTGTCTGAACTGTCCCAGCCTGTCCTTGAGCTCGGAGAGATGCTCGGCCCCCTTCCGGTAGGTCTCGAGCATCCGCTCCATCGCGGCGCCGTAGCCGGCGTCCTTGGCGGTGAACTCGGTCTCTACCGTCCTGGTTTCGGTTTCTCCCACGGCGTCACTTCTTCCCCGAGTCGTTCTCGCGCTGCACGATTCTCGAAGTGGCGGCGATCAGGCGGCGCCGTCCCTCTCCGGTCATCCGGAAGACCTCCGATGCCTGTTGACTGCAGTAGCGCCCGAGATAGGCGATGTCGTCGAAGATCGCGTCGATCTGGCGATCGTAGATCAGACGACGCGGATCTTCTTGGACGCTAAAAAATCCTTCTTTCCCTGGCCGCTGATGCCGCTGATCTCGTTGAAGGCGAGGATCAGATACTCGCGGACCTGGGGCGACCAGTTGTCGGTGGGCGAGAGCGCAGGATTGATGGGTTGGCCGTCGACCTCGATCAGCGCGCGGGTGATCCTGGCCCACAAGAACCTGATGCCGAGATCGCCGCCGGCCTCGGTCGCCGCATCGAGGTCCTGCATCGTCGTCGTCTGCATCATGGAGAAGCGCGACGGGTCGCTCGGCCACTGCCGGTCCTTCTCCGGGATCTCGAAGTCGAAGATCGGGCGGGAGATCTGCGGGACGAACTTTTCGGCGATGGTGGTCATGGGCGGGTTCCTCCGCCGCCGAAGATACCACCGGGGCTACACCCCCGAGAGGATGAAGTCCTCGGCCTCGCACTGGAACCGGAACCCCCCGTAGCTCTCTCGGTTCTGGAGCGCGAAGGACGGGTCCTGGAACTTGAGGTCGGGGATGGTGACGCGGGGCCGCGTCCCGTCGGCCATGTTGCAGGTGAAGCGCAGGTTGACCTGCGCGTTCGCCTGCGCGGTCCGGCGCGCCATCCGGTCGCGCAGCGTGCGGACCATGACGAACGGCTCCTTCGAGGTCACGTCGAAGCCGAACTCCACCTTGGTCCCCTTGTAGATGTCGTCCTTCATCTCGGTCGTTTGACCGAGGTACGACTTCCGCAGGATTTCGGCGAGCACCGTCCACGTCAGGTTCTCGATCATGACCAGGGTCCGCAGGATGACGCCCCCCTGCGTGATCCGTAGCTGGACCTCCTGCCCCCGGAGTCTGAGTTCGTCGGCCATGGTGCTCGTCGTCTCCTTATGCCGCCGCTGCGACGCTGGTCGGGACCGTGACCGTCTCGCCGATGGTGGCGAGGAACATGATGAAGTCCATCGACGCCAGCGTCTGGACGTAGACCTTCACCACGAAGATCCCCAGCGCGAGCTGGGCGGCCGTGTTCCCCGACACGTCGTCGACCAGGTAGTCGACGATCCGCTGCGCCGATGGGTCGTTCACCGACTTGAGGCTGTCGAGGAAGGTCTCGATCTCCTGGACGAACGCCTCCTGCCGGTCGGTCGTCGACGGCTGCTTCAGGTAGGGCGCCGCGATGTCGGCCAGCGTGTCCTCAATGAGGTCCGCCATCCGACGCCGCTTGATGGGCGTGCGGGTCGGATAGAGCACGCTGTTGGCGGCCGTCACCCCCTGCATGAACTGCCAGCCGGCCTGCCGGTCGAAGTAGAGCGCGCAGACGCCGGCGGCGATGAGGTTGGCGTAGTCCTGCTTCGCCAGAGGGTTGAGCACGAACGCCTGCTCGGGCGCCGTGATGGCCTGGACGAACTGGTTGGCCGCCCCTGGGTTCACCTCCTCAGGGAAGTTCGAGAGGGTCACCGCCATCATCCCGTCGAGGTTGATGGTGACCGCGATGTTCCCGAAGTCGGGCACCACGATCTGGTGCTGCGGGAAGCAGATGATCACGCGGTCAGCCGGCTGCGGGTAGGCGTCCGCCGCCGCCAAGCCGATCGCCGCCGTGGTGGCCGCCGCCGCCTGGCCGGCGCTGGTCCCCGCCGCGGGGTCGGCCGAGACGCAGCAGACACGCGCGGGGCCGTTCCCCGAGGCGTTGTTGGCGTTTGCGGCCAGCGCCTGGCGGATCGCCTGGGTGCGCCGAGCTGCCCAGATGATCTGGATGTCGGTGAGCGGGTCCGCGTTGGGGAGCGTCGAGGAGATCGCCGCCGGGTACTTGCTGGCGATGCGCGCGGCCAGTGTCGTCCCCGTACCGTTCGGCCATAGGATCGTGGCGTTGTTGACCGCCGTGATGGTGGTCGTCGGGTCGGCGTTCGGGATCACCGAGTCAATGACGTTGGCGATCGCCGCGATGGCCGTCGCCACGACCGGCTCGACCACCACGATCGGGAAGCAGTTGACCGCCACCGTGACCGCGTTGCTGGTGAGAGCGGTCCCCTGCTTGATGGTGGTGTTCCCCGAGGTGGCGAACACACGGGTGGAGGCGCCAAAGGTGCTGGAGCTGCCGAACCGGTACCCGGCCGGGATGACCAGGTCCTTGTTGGTGTTGCCGCTGCCGTCCTGGTCGTTCGCGCTGACCGTCACGGTGAGGGAGAGCTGACCCTTGGTGGTCCCGCCGTCCGTCGTCACCGCTTCGTGGTCGACGCGAACGAGGATCAGGCGCTGGAAGGTCTTGCCGAGCAGCTGGAGGCCGCCGTTCCCCTCGTAGTTGACCTGCGTGCCGTTCTGCACCGGCGGGCTGGCGCCGTTCTGGGAGAGGTACGGGTAGATCGTCCCGTTGGCGGTGTAGATGGCCCGGTACTGGCCGTCCGAGGTCACCTCCAGCGGGGAGAACGGGCCGGCGATGAACTCGCCCACCAGGCAGGCCGCACCGGGGCGAGTGCCGAGGACGATGTTCGGTCCGGTCAGATCGACGACGACGATCTGGGGGACCGCCAAGATCTGGTTGAGCGGCGGGACCGAGGTCGTCCTGAGGAAGAAGGCCATCTATTCTCCGCGGGGTTGCTAGGGTCTCGTCACCTCCTCCTGGTCGCCGTTGGTCCTGAGTTCCCCTGAATCGTCGGCGGGGCGGGTCCGCCCGTCAAGTAGGGCGCCCCCGCTCAGCCGCGCGGCGGCAGCGAGTCGACGACGCAGCTCGTGATCCGGACCCGCATCGGCTGCATCGGCTGGAGCATCACCAGCGACGCCTCCGCGCGCAGCCGGAACCGAGCCTCGTAGATCTTCTTTGCCGCGCTGTCCGCGTCGTCCATCTTCCGCGAGCCGAGCAGGGTCAGCCGGCAGGGGAGGCGCCAGTATTCCGGCATCTCGGCCACGATAATGCCCGCCCGGTCGCCCGGCGTCAGGCAAGCCGTCCCCGCCTGCCCGCCGCTGGTCACGACCAGCAGTCCACGCGGGTCCTGGAAGGCCGTCTCGATCCCGCCCTTGAGCGCGTTGCGCTGCTCGACCTCGGCGGCGCGCACCACGATCTCGAACTCGCGGGAGGCCTCCTGGATCTCCATCAGGCAGAAGCCCGGCTCCCCTTGCGGCTCCCAGGTGTCCTCGAGCGCGTGCGGGGTGAACTGGCTGGGCCCGTACTTGAGCTCCTCGTCCGGAAGGACGGCGGCCGAGGGGTTCACGAAGGCGTCGTTGAGATCGGCCCAGTCGGTGAAGAACTCGAGGAGACGGATCGTCCCCGTGCCGCCGGGGCCGGGGAAGTCGCGGTCGAGGACGCGTTCGACCGCCAGGGAGATCGCCGTCTCGAGGTCGGTCGAGGCGCTTCGGCTGTAGAGCTCCCGCTGGAAGATCGGCACCAGCCGATTCTAGGGCCGGCGGGCGCGCGCGGCGAGACGCTGCTCCTCCGCCCTCCGATCCCACTCGGCGCGCTGCTCAGGCGTCAGGGCATCCCAGGAACCGCGCGCGCGGTTCGCTAGGCGCATCCGGACCATGTGCTGGCCCGTGTAGTCGAGGGCGACGTACCAGGTCGCCTTCCCTCCTTCCTTGCCATCGATACCAAGATGGGCGGCGCGGTCGAGGCCGGCTCCGATGTCTCCTGGCGCATGCCGGCGCCGATCGTGGAGGTGCGCGAATTCGATCCGACCCTCGCAGTCGTGGCGGATACCCAAGAGCCGCTGGAGCTCGGCGTCGCCGCGCAGCTCGCATCCGCGGTGATGGCAGAAGTGCATGAAGCCCCACTCGCGAACCCGCCGCCGGTGCTTGGTCCCCTTGGGGGAGATGGGCTTAGCGAACGCCGGCGCGGGATAACTTGACGGATCGAGGCCGGTTTGTCGGATAGCTTGCTTCGCTTGGCTCGGCTGCTTCCTCCGCGAGATGCCCCAGCGGCGGGCCCGGAGCGGCTTGCGCGGCTTCTTCGCGCGGGGGACCGGCTTGGGCTGAGGGCGGATCATGCGAGCACTCTCCTCATCAGGGTTTCCCAGGCGAGCGCCGCTTGCTGGGGGACGACGGCGTTCCCAAGTAGGCGCAGGCGGTGTGACCGTCCGGGAACCCCATCATCGCCTCGACGAATCGCGGGTTGAGGACCATCCCATCGGGCGATCGCGGCGGGGCCCGGCGGGAACCGGTGCGAACGGTGGCGTCGGTCAGCGTCGTTCCCGAGTGCCGATCGCTCTCGGTCGAGTAGCCCGCCGCCCCGCTGCTCGCTGCGTCCTGCGCCGTCGGCGTCGGCGTCGGCCAAAAGCTCTCTTTCGCCGCCCCTGTCAACGTCGGATTGCCGCGCGCGAAGGTCCCGCTCGCCCGTCCGCTGTCCGCCGCGCACGGGGTCGGCCATTGAGCCGCCGCGCGGGCCTGCCCCGTCAAGAGCAACTCCCCCGCCCGATCGCCGCCTCTTGTCGCATTCCCGTCCGTTGCGCAACTCGCCGTTGGGGTCGCCCAGTGGTCCCGCACGAAGTTCGGCAGCGTCGGTCCGCCGTGGTCCGGGTGGTTCTCCGCGCCGCAGCCCTTTGCGTCCCTGGCGCTGGGCGTCGGAAAGAACTCCGGCCGCAGCGTCGCCGTCACCAGGCTCTGCCCGTTCTTCGTATCGCGCCGGCGCTCCGGACCGTGGCTCGCATCCGATGTCGTCGGCGTCGGCCAGTTGCGGGCGATCGTGTACAGGCTCGGCGTCCCCGCGCTCGGCCGCTCGTGCTCCCCGCCCACCCCGTTGATCCCGTTCTGCGAGCTGCCGTACTCGCTCGCGGTCGGAGTAGGCCAGCAGGAAGAGTCGGTCTCGACGGTGGGGCGCGCCGACATCTGACGCGAGAAAAGTCTCCCACTCCGCATCGAACCCGAGCGCGGCAAGGTCTCCGAGAACGCGGTCGAGTCCTCGACCAAGGAGCGCTGCGACGTTTTCCACGAAGACGATGTCGGGTCGAAGAACGCGAACGATGCGCGCGTACTCGGCCCAGAGGCCGGACTTGGGACCGTCGATCCCGGCTCCGGCCCCAGCGAGCGAGATGTCCTGGCAGGGGAAGCCGCCGCAAACGATCGTCGGCCGCTCCGCTCGCTCATCGATCTCTCGCACGTCGGCGTAGCGCCGCGCCGCCGGATAGGCCCGCTCCAGCACCGCGCGCGCGTGCGGATCGATCTGCCTGCCACACGACGCGCGCGCCGGGGACCGCCATCTCGACGCCCCTGCCGAGCCCCTCGATCCCGGAGAAGAGCGACCCGATCGTTACGTCCATGCGTGGGACCGGCGGGATTCGAACCCGCAGTAAAAAGAGGTCGGAGGTGGCCATCTCCCCCGCCTGAGCGTCTGACCAGTTCCGCCACGGTCCCGGCGTCAGATACTACGCGCCTCGCCCCGCCAGGAAGTCGTCGATCGCCGCCCGTACCGCCCGGTCGATCTCCACCGCGGCCGCCTCGAGGATGTGATGGGCCGGCACGCCGCGCTTGCCGATGGCCCTAGCGATCACGAAGGCGATCCCCCTGGCCTCCCGGTCAGAGAGAGCGCGCGAAACCTTCCGCTTCCCCGCCTGGTTGGGCCCGTACTGGCGGCCGATCCCCTTGCGCTTGACCCATTCGATGATGGGGCCGATGGGGGGCGGGCGCTGCCCGGGGCGCCTCCCCTCCTCGATGATCGCCGCGTAGGGGGCGAAGTTGTAGGCCGTGGCGCCGAGGGGGATGTCGTCGAAGCGAAAGGAGCGGCGATAGGTGCCGCGGTCCACCGGCGCTCGAGCGAGGGCGGAGATCTCCTCCTGCACCGCGCGCGGCCCGTGCAGCTTCACCGTCTCCCGGATGACCTTGACCGCCCCCTCCACCAGCTTGGCGTCCTTCTTCAGCTGGTCGTGGTAGCCCTCGTAGGTGAACTTCACGAGGTCGCCATCCCGAGCGGCAGCTCCTGGATCAACCGGTTCGCCGCCGCCTCGCATTGGTCCTCGCGCAGGTCTATCCCGATGGCCCGCAGGCCCAGCGATTTCGCCACTACCAGCCCCGTGCCACTCCCCATGAACGGCTCCAGCACCACCGACCCGGGAGCCGCCGAGTACCGGATCAGCGGCTCGATAACGCCGATCGGCTTCTGGGTCGGATTGACGGCGCGTCCGTGCTCGGATCGGACGTGGAAGACGCTACGCATGAGGCGCGGCCCTCCGTCCTCGGACGTGTACGCCGACTCGCCGATCTCGCCGGTGTGCGGCGGCCGATGCTTGCGGCGGACCTGCCGCTCGGTGGCATCGTTCGTGACCTGGGGATCTTTGAAGACCCCCCCCCATGCGCCGGCGTACCACTGCACGGCGAATTCGTGAACGCGCTTGAACCGGTCAGCCGCGAACCCGCTCCCGTTGTGCTTCTCCCAGACGATGTCCTGGGCGAGCGTCCAGCACTTGTCGATCTCGGCACCGCGCTCCAGAAACATCCGGAACGATCCCCAGCACCACATGGACAGCGCGATCTGTGGGAACGCGGCGGCAAGAGCCCCGGGCCACCCTTCGGGCCACCGGTCCCACTCCAACGACGTCTCACCGTAGGGCGGGTCGGCGATGATGCAGCGGACGTTCTCGGTCGTGAGGGACGCCGCCATCTCGCGGCAGTCACCGTGGAAGATCCGGATCCCGCCCTGCTCGAAGTACGGCTTCACGCGGACGCGCTCCGGGCAATCGAGAGCAAGAGGTCACGAAATGCAGTCGGCGTCGCCTTGGCCTCGCGCTTCGAGAGCTGGCCGATCCCCATGGCGGCGAGCTCGGCCCGGGGGCGGTCAGCGCTGATCCACACCTCCGGCGCGGCGCCTGGACCCCACTTCAGAGACGAAGGTTCGATCCCGAAGGCGTAGAGCCAGGTTCTCTTTCGCGCGCGGTGGCCGTAGTGGCGCTGCTCAACCTTCGCCACGAAGCCCCCGTCGATGCAGCGCTGCCACCCGCGTGAGAGCGGCGCCGGCAGACAGAATGCGGGCCACGCGAGCGTGTGGGCCGGATGTTCCAATACCCCCCCCCATCGACGTACTGCAGCGAGAGCGGCCTCGAAGCAACCGCCGTCGTCACCGATCTTGTGCCCATAACGCGCTTGATTGACCGGAGCCATCTGGCACCAGCGGTCACACGGCGGATGCGCTACCACAGGGAATGGGCCCTTATACGTTCGCGCGTCCCTCGGCTCGTCCCAGGGCTCAACGTCCGGGAGGCCGAAGTAGATCCCTCCGGTCTCGACGAATAGAGCAGCGACGGTCATGCCCGTCCGATACTACGCGCCCTACTCGGCGCGGGCGTCGTCGACGTCCCCGGTCCGCCCGGCGTCGTAGCCCTGCTTGGTCAGCACCACCGTCCATTGCAGGCCCCCGCGGGTGAGCATGGGGGTGGCGGTGGGCGGGCTGAAGCGCCGCGGCGGGGGGATCGGCGAGCTCGGGCGGTTCTCCTGGACCTCGTACCAGAACGCCATCGAGCGCCGGTCGGTGCGCGGCGTCCCAGGATCGACCAGGTCGGGCGTCTTCCCCGTCAGATCGTCCTCGGTGTACCGGGCCGAGATCTGGTCGACGATGATGTCCCCCTCCTCGGTGGTCCCCATCGGGTTGGCGATCCGCCGCACGGCGTTGAGGTCCCGCACGCGGGGGATGGGGAGGATCTCCACCCGCGAGCTGATGACCAGCTTCCCCGCCCCGCGCCCCCGGCGCCCGCCGGCGCCCGTCCAGTACCCCTGCACGAGGAACACCCGGTAGATGGACACCCCGAGCATGGCCTTGATGTTCCGGCAGGTGTCCACGACGTTGACCAACCGACCGGCCAGCGTCCCCGGCTCCTGCTGGGGGAAGGGCGAGCGATAGGCGCCAGCGGCCTCTGGGATGTCGCTGGCGGGGTCCCCTGAGCCGGTGCGGTCGTTTGGCATCGCAGGCCCAGCCTACCGCCGAACGCCCCTACAGCGCGAGGAGGCGCGGCCTTGGCGCTACGCCGGGACGCCGGGCGAGGCGTCGTACCGCACAAGAAGCCAGGCCGCAAAATCGTCCGTGGTGGCTGGCGCCATCGTCCCGCTGGTCGATACGATCTGCATGCCCAGCGCGTCGCCCTTGTTGAAGGCGGTCTCGGCCAGGTCGACCACGGCCCGCTGCGGATTGCCGCTGGCGGCCGAGGCGATGGCCGTCGAGGTCGCGGCCACGGCCACGTTGGCGTCGACCCCCTTCGGAGCGATGGTCGGCTGCACGACGATCGTCGAGGCGCCGCCCGCCGTGAGTAGCGCGTTGACGCCGTACTGGATGCCGAGAATCTTCCCCGAGCTGTGAGCCAGCAGGGAGACCGGAGCATCGGCATCGACGCCACCCAGGGTCATCGCCACCGCCGACATGCTGACGGTCAGGTTGGCCTTCCGGAACGGGCCGATGGCGGCGACGCGCGCGTTGGCGCTCTCGTTCGCCGGGGCGTTGAACGGCTGGTCCCGGTGGGCGCCGCTGTCGAGCTCCTCGATCTGCCGGTTCTTGGTGCTGCGGACGGGTGCGATCGCCATGTCGGTGTCTCCTGTTGGAACTGAGCGTCGCCCACCTCGGGCGCCATCGCAAGAGCCCCTACACGCTGCGGAGCACCCGGCGAAACATCGGCTGCTTGCCGGTCTCGGCGCCCATGCTGTTCGAGTAGGGGTTCTGGGTGACCCCTAGGCTGTCGGCGAGCTTCCTCGACCAGAAGTCGTACTCGCGGCGAAGCGCGTCGGTGATCTCGAGGTTCGGTTTGATCTGGTCCACCTGCTCCGCGTAGAGGAAGTCCGTCGCCCCGAAGATCTTGATGTAGAGCGAGTCGAGCTTCGAGAGCAGGTCCCGCACGATCCCCGCCCGCGACTGGGGAACGTGCTGCAGGGCGTTCACCGCCACGAACATATTCTCGGTCAGCGCCAGCGTGCCGAACGCCAGGAAGGATCCGACGTTCACCAAGGAATACCCGAGGTGCAGGAGGAACCGCCCCTGCTCCTCCTGGCTGAAGACTGCGGTGTTTTCGTCGGCCACAGACCGATGGTGCTACGCTTTCCGGGTGTGCACCAGACAGCCAGATCCCGCCCCCGGCGCGCTCGGCTAGCTACCAGGCGCGTCGGTCGGCGGGGGAGGCATCAGCGGTCCGCTCCGCCACGGCGGCAGCCGCCACGCTCGACTCGCGATCTCGACCGCTGGCGCGCGGCTCGGCCGCCAGCCCATGACCGTCTCGACGTCGGCCGCGATCGCCTCCTGGTGCTCCCGCGCGCGCTCGGCGCGCAGCCAGCGGCGGAGCGGAGAGTAGGTCTTCGGCCGCCGCAGCGATCCGAAGCTGTCGAACCGCCCGCCGGGCCCGAAGGCCGCCTCCAGTTCGGTGGGCGTCGTTGTCTTCGGGACCTCGAAGAGATCCGCAACGCGCGTGCCCAGATCACCCGGGTCGAAGATCAGGCCGGCGTAGCCCGCGCGCGCCAGCGGAGAGTTCGGCGCCGCCGGGAAGAGGACGGGCTCTCGGCTTTCCCGGCGGAGCCGCTCGACGGCCACGCGGATGTCGCGCTCGAGGAACGGCTCGGGACGGACGACCCCGCCGGTCGCGTAGATCGTCTCGTCTCCGTCCTGCTCGATCACAGGTCGTAGATGCTGACGCGCGCCAGCCCCTCGTAGGTGGGGAGCACCGTGTTCAGGCGCTGGAACGGGTCATCAAAGACCAGCGTGTCGGCGTGGTGGCCGCGGAGCGTCCCGATGTAGCGCACCGTCGGCGCCTCATACGGCAGCAGCCGTCGCTCGAACGCCGTCCCCGCCACCAGCGCCGCGCACGCCCCGAAGAACTGTCGTCGGTCCATCGCCCCAGATACTACGCGCGCCAGCGGCGCGGCGGGAGCCTACGGCAGCTTCGCCTCGGCACCGCGCGGCCCACGCTCGCGGACCTCCCCGTGCTTGTTCCCCCTCACCGAGAGCCCCTCCTTCACCTCGGTCTCCACCTCGGCCTTCAGCACCGCGTTCGCTGCGGGCGTGAGCGGGTTGAGCATGATCTTGGGGAGGACCTCGGTCTCCTCCCCCAGCGGCCGCAGGTCGCCGCCCAGCCGCCGGCAGAGGACCTCGTCCTTTGAGTGGGGGGAGATGGAGACGATCCCATGCTGGCCGCGCACGGTCGCCACCGGCGCGCCCCCGAACGGCGCCGGGAGGTTCACGCTGCGGTCCCGTCCGGAACGGTCGCCTCGGCGCCCCGGCCCTTCTTGGCCAGCGGGGGCGGCAGCTGGAGCTCCGCCTCGGGGACGTCGATCCCCATCTCGCGCAGCTCCTCGGCGCGCGCGACCGCCGCCTTCTGCTGGTCGATCCACCACCCCGGCGGGTCGATCGGCTCGAGCTTGCAGCCCCGGTTCTTGAGCGCCCGGATGTCGTACTCGGCCGAGCTGATCTCGTCCCCGAGGTTCAGGAAGAAGTCCCCCTGGGGCCGGTTGAAGGGGCCGATCTTGTTGGGCGCCTGGTGGTTCTTCGGGCCGTCGTTGACCCGGAAGAACTCGACCGCCGTCTCCTTCCCGCCGGACTTCTTCAGCACCGGCTGCGGCGAGCGGGCGACGTTGGCTTCGGGCATCAGCGAGGCGGGGCGGGTCTTCATGGCTGGTCGGTCCTCCAGCCCCAGAGCCTACCCCCGACCGCCGGCGGCGCGGGCACAAAAAGAAACGGCCACACGAGGTGGCCGTCTCAAACCGTCTGGCGATGCGTGGTTTAAATGGTCAGCGAACCAACGAATCAGTTGTGACCCAAGCATTTGGTGCACGAAGCACCCGCGTGCCCGACGCGATGGACCGCGCTCTTTCCTGACGGCTCGGCTGGCTCAGCGCTTGTGGGCCGAAGCCCAGGCGCATGTTGCCCACCGATACAGACGTCGCCGAAGCGGCGTCACAATGACCGGACGAGCCGGCCAAGACTTTGATGGCAACGACCATCTGGAAGACGAGGATGGAGCGGGGGAGGGCGGTGGTCAAGCGTTGGGACGCCACTCGACATCCGAGCCTCGCAGCACGAACCGTCCGCGCTGGCCTCGGTATCGCTCCCGCCAGAGCCGCAGTCGCGTCCCCTGGTCGCGCGAGCAGCGCGTGCACCTCGGGCTCCTGTCGCGACCGCAGCGGGCTGCGTAGATGGTCAGGCGGCAGTCCCGCGGGAAGGCGGTGTTCACTCGAAGCACCGTCTCCTTCGAGGCGTCCGGGTGCTGGCCATACCAGCTCACCCCCGCACCTTCACGATCCGCTCAGGGTGGATCTGCGACGTCCAGATCGCTCGGATGGCCGCCTCATTCTCAAGGATCTTGTTCTCCAGCGCGTCCCGGTCGTCGTCGCGCGCCTCGTCGACCACCCGCCAGACAAAGCCGTCGACCACGTCCTGGTCGGTGAAGAGCGCGTCCCGCCCCATGTGGGCGGCGGGCGCTGGGGTCAGCTTCCAGCCCTCCACGCGAATCCTCTCTCCGTCCGGCGGCTCCCGGGCCATCCCCTGGTACCTCTCCAAGAGCGTGCCCCGGTGGAACCCGTGGCCGGCGTGGTCGCACTCGCCGTAGACGATGTCCATCAGCCGCAGGTCCCCCGGGCGCTCCACCCGCTCGCAGAGCTCGCCGTTGATCGTCCGCCGCTCGGGCATGGCCTACTCCAGCGCCCCCGCCAGCCTCACCTCGGCCAACGGCCAGACGACCCGGCTCCCGTCATGCGGCCATTCCGGTCTCACCGTCAGCGCCCCGCCGTTCACCTCTACCACCGTGGCGAAGAGGTCGGACCGGCGGCGGAAGACCCGGTCCCCCTTCTTGATCTCATAGTGCTCCTCCATCTCTCGGCCGGGGTGCTTCTCGCCATAGTGGATGGCCAGGCACCGGCGGCACATGGTCGGCGTCTCGGCCTTCTGTTCGAAGCAGGCGCGGCAGGCGACGCGGTCCTTCACGCGCTCCAGCATCGCCCCGCACGCCCGGCAGCTATCGGTGATCAACATCGTCAGTCTCCCTTCGGTGCGCCCGGCACTGCCGCCGCCAGCTTCCCCCGCAGCTCGTCGAGCAGCCGCAGGAAGTCCTCCCGCGGCGCCGTCGAGCAGTAGGCCATCGACCCCTCCGCCCCGTACTCGAACGCCACCAGCGTGAAGCCGATGAGATCGGCCACGTCTTCCTCGGCGAGTGCGGTGCGGATCATCTCGCCCAGCGCCACCGTGACGCCCTCCAGCAGCTTTCGGTCGACGGTCCTCGCCGCCTTCTCTCCGTGGCTGGCGGCGAACTGGTCTCTCGGCGTGGCCATGCCCCCAGATACTACGCGGGTCCCAACGAAAAACGGGCGCCCCGAAGGACGCCCGTTCGCCGGTCAGCTGCTCGACCCCGCTGCTACGCGGAGTGAACGACCACGACCGCGCGCTTGAACGTGCTGGTCGTGGGCGGCGAGAGCTCGTCGGTCGGCACCGGCCAGTCGCCGCAAGCCTGCCAGGTGGTGCTGGTGTTCTCCTGGAGCTTGTCGATGGGGGCCCGCATGATGAGCCGGATCTCCTCGGTGATGACCTGGACGCCGTTGTTGGTCACGGCGAAGTCCCCGACCTTCCCCATGATGCCGGCCTGGGAGATGAACTGGCTCTGGTCGAGGTACTTCTCCTCGATCCAGCCCTGGCCGGTGCAGATGGGCCGGCGCAGCTGGATGCTCGCGCCGTTGACCGTCTCGAACCCGTGGGTGTTCCCGTCGATGGGGTCGGGGTCGCAGGTCTGAACCGTCGGCGCCTCGTTGTTCCGGTAGAACACCGACTGCCCGAACACGCCGAGGCAGAAGCGCTTGTAGTGCACGTAGTCGGGGAGCGACTGGTTCAGGCGCTGCCACTCGTTGTCCCCGAAGACCTGGAGCTCCGACTGGCTGTCGAGGTGCCAGTGGTAGAAGCCGTCCTCGTGCGCGGGGACGTTGTTGTAGCGGAGGATCCCGATCGCCGTGCGGACGTCGCGCACCGCGAAGGTGTCAGAGCTGTCGATGGCGTCGACCGAGGTGCCGCCGCCCGAGTAGACGATCTGGCTCGCCTTCTGGGTGATGACCGCCGAGCGGGCCGGCGCGTTGACGGCCAGGGCCGGCGTGATGGTCAGCGTCCCGCCGTGGATCGGGTCGCCGGCGGTGTCCGGCGCGGCGGCCGTCACCTGGCCGCTGTAGCTGATGCCGGGGATCGTGATGTTGATCGGGTTCGTGCTCGAGACCGGCTGCTGGCTCCCGCCGAACAGGTTGGTCGTGAACCCGGTCAGGTTGACGACGTGGATCGTGGTGGCGGAGCTGGAGGCCAGCACGTCGGTCACCGTGTTGCCGGCGACGTAGGCGTTGTAGCCCTTGTCGCGGACCACGCGGTTCATCGACTGGCCCGCCTGGAGTCCGAGCTGGTGGATGTTCCGCATGAAGGCCGAGGCCAGCTGCAGGTAGCTGGTCGGCATGTTGGTGTCGATCGAGTCGTTCCACTTCTGCGCGGTGGCCGACCACTGCTCGACGCCGTAGGTCTTTCCCGCCGGGTCCACGCCGGCGACGGCGGGCCGCGTGCGGGGCTTGATCAGGCCGGGGCGGGTGAACGTCGAGGTGCCGCCCAGGTGGGTCGGCCAGAGCTCGCGCATCGCCTCCATGCGGAAGAGCAGGTTCGGAAACAGCGCGTCCCGGAACACGCGCTGCAGCGTGTTCGACTGGATCGTCGCAGCGATCGACGGGTTGAAGATTACCGGGATGCTGCCGTCGGGGAAGTTTGCCATTGGCGCTGGTTCTCCGTGTTGTTCTGGTTTTCGGTTACCTCCCTCTTGGTCTTCGCTGGATCCTGGGTTCGATCGAAACTGTCGCCGAGCCCCCGTGGACCGTCAAGTAGGGGGGCTCGGCGAAGGGGCGCGCGAGCTAGCCGGTGATGCCCATCGAGCGCTTGTGCTTGCGCCACTCCTGCTCGTTCATCTTGCTCGCGTCGAACACCGTCGGCGGCGTCCCGGTCGGCGCGGCGGGCGGCTGCTCTCCGCCCGGTTGGTGGCTCGCGGGCGGCGCCGTCGAGAGCGAGAGGTCCACCGGCGGCGCCGGCGTGCCAGCCGCTGGCATGTGCGTCTTGCGGATGTAGGCGAAGACGGCCGCGTCGTCCATCTCGGGCTCGCGGTCGAACGCCTTCTTCACCTCGGCGGGGACCTTGGACGGGTCGGTCGCGTAGGCGCTGAAGAGGCTCTCGTACTCGGAGAGCGCGAAGTTCGCGTACTGCTTCGCGATGCCCGCGCCGACGGCGGCGGTCTCGAGCTGCTGGCGGGTGATGGCCGCCTCGTACTGGCTCTTCCGGCGGGCGAGCTTGCCCTTCAGCTTCTTGATCCTCGCGTCCTTCTCGGCGATCTCCGCTGCGGCGGCGGCCGCTGCTGCGGCCGGCGCAGCGCCAGCGGCGGGAGGAGCTCCACCGGCGGCGGGCGGTGGGCTGGCGGCCGCGAGCTTGGCGATCGCCTCCTCGAGCGTGCAGCCCAGCTTCCGCTGGATCACCCGCGCGGCCTCCTGGTCGACCCGCTTCCGGAACCCCGGCTGCTGGTCGAACGGCGCCGGCTTCTGGGGCTTGCGGTTGCCGTTGCCCTGCGGTCGCTGCGGCGCGCGCGGCGCCGGTGGTGCGGCGGCTGCGGCCGGGGGCGGGGGTGCAGCGGGCGGCGGCGGCGGCGGGGTGCCTGCGGCCGGTGGGGTTCCTGGTGCCGGCGCTCCTGCGCCCGGATCCTGATCTGCCATGTGCGTTCTCCGTACCCGCCGCGTCTCGGCCCGGTGGCGCCGTCCCCCACTGCCCGAAGGAGAACGCCCGCGCGCGCTGGGCCTAGGGGGAGGGGACGCGCGCGCGGGCGGGTAGACTACGGCGTGTTGCGGACGCCGGGCGAGCGCTGCATGTAGCCGACGGTCGTGTCGGCGTCCTTCAGGTAGAGGAAGGACACGGCGGTCACCGCGTCGGCGGTGTTGAAGAGGACGTTCTTCCCGCCGTCCCAGACGCAGACGCCGGCGGGCGGGACGATCGCGGCAGGGCCGCTGATCGGACCGATGAGGATCTCCTTCTCGTGCACGGTCCCGGTCTCGGCCGTCGCCAGCGCGCGCAGCAGACCCGACGTGCTGGGCTGGTTGGCGAGGACGGCGATCTGGGTCGTGCTGTTCGGCACGACGCCGGTCTCCGTGAAGGTCAGCGCCTTGATGAGGGCGTTCAGGAGCGAGCCGAAGGGCGACTCCCGCAGCAGGTCAGCCAGGCTGTTGGGAGGGACGGTATCGAGGATTGCGCGGATCGTGCTCATCTCGGTCTCCTTTGGGCGGCGTGAACGGACCGATTGAAACAGCGCCCGTCCGGACCGTCAAGAAGGCGGGCGGCTACGAGACGTCGCCCGCGAGCAGATACGCCACGTCGCACGCCTGGGAACTGGTGTCGATTGTGATGCTCAGGATCTCGTCCCCCGGGTTCCGCACCCGGTGCACGTAGAGGTCGGAGACCGGGAAGGTGGCCGGCCCCTTCGCGGTCGTCGTGATCGTCACGTTGATGGTCACGCCGGCGAGCAGTCGGATCGCCACCACCCGCGCCTTGGTCATCGTCCCGAACGGCAGCGCGAACGGGGAGCCCGAGGACGAGACGATCTCGCTCTCGACGCGGTTGACCAGGCAGGCGTAGCAGTCGCAGAAGTTGAGCTGCAGCAGGTCGACCAGCGACGCCGAGAAGTACCCGGTGTTTGCCGGCGTTCCCGTGAGGACGCCGGTCAGCTGGACTTGGTTGCTCTGCACGGCGGCGCGATCAGCCGGCGCCGGTGCCGCCGTCGGTCATGTTGCCGAAGGGGGTCGGCGTCTCGCGCAGGGGGTTCTGGTCCTCGCCCCAGCGCTCCTCGAGCGGGGCGGCGGGGAAGTCGGGCGTGCGCTGGCGCTCGTCGTCGAGGGCCTCGTTCGGGTCGCTTCCGGGAACTGGGGTGGGCAAGGTCGCCATGTCGATCTCCTGGGTCGGTGGGTGGTCTTACTTCGCGGTGGCGTCGCCGACCTTGAAGGGCACGGCCTCGGTGAGCTTCTCCTTGACCTGGGCCTCGGAGAGGTTCGCCAGCTTCGGGTCCTCGCCGCGCGCGCGCTTGTCGTCGTACTCCTCGTTCGGGTCTTCCCCGCCGTTGCTCGTCTCGGCCATGACCTAGGGCTCCTTCAGGTTGGTGACCTCGGCCGCCCCGTCGGTCGGGTTCGGTGGGGTCACGCGGTAGTCGCGCTGCTGCGGGAGCGCGTTCTGCGGGAGGTCTTCCGCCTCGGAGTCGAGCTTCGAGCGGTCGATCCCGATCTTCAGCGCCTGTTCTCTCGGGCTCGGCATGGTCTCACCTGCTCCCGTCGTGGCTGTTGCCGCCGGTGATCCGGTAGGGCATGTCGTCCCGTACCGGGTTGTCGGCGGGCTCGTCGGGGAGGTTCCCCGGCGCGTTGCGCTGGCTCTCGAGGACCCGCGACTTGCGCCCCAAGGCCGGCTCGTTCTCGTCGGCGAGCGGCATCGGGTGCGGGTCGGGCGTGATGAGGACGTCGGCCATGGACCTACTCGCCGTCGTCCTCGTCCTCGTCGTCGTCGCCCTCTTCGTCCTTCTCGTCTTCCTCGTCCTCGTGGTCTTCCTCGTGGTCCTCGATGAGCTCCTTGGCCT